AGTTTTGCGGCTGGTTCCTTACCTGCTGATGCAAGTGATGCTTTGAGAATTTCAGCAGCAGATTCTGATAGAGACTTTGTCATTTTAGTTAACTCCTAAAGAAGTAAATATATTTATAAATTTTAAAGTTTTGACACAAAATTCTCAAAGATCTTCAATGAGATTTCGTCAATTTGTTTTTGCTTTGCGTTCTTAATTTGTTCATAATATGCGTTAACATCAATTTCTTTGACCTTACCATTATCCCACACCCACTCTTTATTTTCCATAATGCCTTGAACGAAAGCCCCTGGTGCGGACGGATCCGCTACGATATCTGCCGCTGTGGCTAGATAATAATCGTCTTGTACCACATTAACACCGTTCACTTCTTTAAGTGAACCCATGCCACGTGATGATACACCAAGAGTTGCACCGCCTTCCATAAGAGACTTGGCGATCTTACCCATTGGTGTTTCAAGAATTTTAGCCTTACCGATCCACTGATTACCTTCTTGCTTTAAAGAGGTGATTAAGTGTGATACTCGGTCTAGATTGATTGATGGTGAATCTGGATGACCCAATTCGCCGAATGCGCGGTTCTTAGTTACATACTCTTCGTTGTAACGATTGACCTCTTTCATAAGAGTGTCAGTTTTGTACACACGACCGTTGCGATTCTTAGTTTCTGCAACAAGAAATGGACCTGAAATGTAAAGAGTCTTCACACCGTTCTTTTCTTCGGTGATTAACTTTACTGATTCGATTGTTTCTGTGATTAGTTTCATTTATTTTAATCCTAGTGATTGTCTACGACGCATTGATCTTTTTCTTTTGATTAATGCTCTTGCTGCTTTTGCTTTACGCTTAATCTTACCCTTACGCTGCGAAATTCTTCTTTTTAGTCTTTCAGCTGAAGTCATACGAGTAACTTTACCACCACGAATTGTATAACCCTTTACAGCAGAAAACTTCTTTCTGCGTTGCACTGTAACCTTACCTTTAACTGTACGCACACGAGCACGAACAAGTTTTGTGCGACCCATGCGCACAACATTACGATTGCGTTTTACCGCCTCAACAATAATATTTTTGATGGCTGAGAAGATGCTGCTCATTTACCACCAATCGAAAAGTTTACTTTACTCAAGGAAAAGTGTGCTGCCTTTTCAAATCCCTTTGGAGTATTAAGCATTTCAACAAACTTCTTTTTATTTTCGTCGTTTAATGCACCATGGACCATATGAATGGCTTTTGCTGCACCATGACTGACTTTAAGTTTAGAACCGTCACCAAATTTCATATGACGAGCTGTTTGCTTTGGCGATTCTTCTTGAGCATATTTTGCAACTTGATCTAGGCTTTCCATTACATCTTCAACTTCTTCAGAAACGCCAGTCAATTCTTGTTCTGGTCCAGTTGAAGAATATGGTACTGTAAATGACAACCCGAGCTTTTCGTTCTTATACAATGCAACACGCTTACCGTCAGGGAAAATTCTAATTCCTTGACGCTTTAATATGAGCATCATAGGAGGATCGCTGAATGTTGCTTCGCTAATATAATCGTCGCGGGAAATTTCGTAACCATTCATAATATTACGGCGAACAGCAGTTGTTGATTGCTGAGAACCAAGAGCTGCTGATGCTGTAGATTGATAGTAACGATTTAATACATCGCGTTGATTTTTTGGTAGTTTTGCAACATCACCAACTTTAGCGTGCCGCGCCATTGCAAGTTTGAGTGCAGGCAACTCACTGGTTCGCATCAAACCAGCTCTAACTAACTGAGCAATACGCTGCGCGTTAGTTCTGTTCTGTGTCTGCTGATTCTTCTGCTGTTGGTTCATGCTGGATGTCTGTTGATCCATCTGTTCCGTCAGCTTCGATCGTAGCGTTTGTAGTTTCATCTGTTTCTTCTGTGCCTAATAGGTTAGATGCGAGTTCTACTTTTTTAATTTCTAAAGCGTCTGTAACTTTAGCAGCCATAGCGTTATTGAATGCTGTTTCTAGAGCATCTTTATCGCCAGCAATTGCTAAATTTACTAATTCTACGGTATCCATAATATCTCCAATTATTTAGTTAGTTGTGATTTAAACATTTGATTAATATCATTTGCTTGAGGTGCTGCTGTTGGTTGTGGTTCAGCAACACCAGGTGCAGCACCAACCTCAATAGGTTCTGGTTCTTCTGCTTTTTCTAATTCAATCTGTTTTGCGATTTCTTCAATCTCTTCTTCGTTCATGTTCAATACTTTCTTGCGGATCCAATCCTTCGAGAAATATACACCAACATATGGATCAATCTGTTGCATAACCTGCAATCTGTTTGCCAATAGTTCAGATGCCTTTAGTTCTGCAAAATTGTTATCCTTTAAGAAGTCGTAGTGTATCTTTTGCTTTAATTCGTTCCATTCGTCTACCGAACAAATGCCCTTTAATGCAAGTTGACGCTCCATGAGTTCATCAAACATTAATGAGAATTTGTCACGAAGTCGTTCGATAAACTTCATAAACTTCAATTCATCGCGTGTTACTTCTGTAGATCTACCAAGTGTAAATCCTGTAGTAGATTCTAGTCTTGAAATAGGAACATTTAATGACTTGTAAAGTTTTTGTTCGAAATACTTAACATCAGCAAGTTCACCAAGATTTTCTCCAGCTGGTAGCGTAGTAATCTCTGTTGACTTGCCTTCACCGCGACGTGGAATCCAAAAGTCTTCCATCATTGACATAAACTTACGATCGTCTTTGACTTCGCCAGTTGAAGAATCATAAACAACCTTGTTACGGAACTTCGTCATAATATCGCGAAGATATTGTTCTGATTTAATCTTCGGCATGTTACCGACATCGATATAGAACACGCGGCGTTCTGGTGCGCGAGAGATACGATAGATAACGATAGCATCTTCAACCATACGAAGCTGGTTAAGTGGTTTGATTGCCTTATGTAGATAAGACAGTACCATCTGGCGTTTAGGGTCCATTAAACCAGAGTTTACATTTACAACAGCATCAGCAGCAATCTTTACTCCTGCATCTGTTGGTGATGAAACAAAGGTTTGACCTAGCGTGGTTGCTTTATCATTGTAAATATAAAACTCACGAGAGCCTGTAACAACTTCAATGCCTGTTCTTGGATCTTTCTTTTTATCTATAACTCTGACCTTTTTAATCTTGCGAGGGTCGAGATATATTAGTTCGCGAATACCAAGTTTAGGTTGTGTTTCGTCAATTAGAACTTGATAGTACAATCTTCCATCAATGTACCAACGGCGAAAAACATCATTACCGTTGTTAGAAAAGTCTAATAGACGCAGAACTTCATCAAACTCTGCGCGAATCATTTCTTTAATATTGTCTGGCTGATCTAGATCGTCAAGAATAATTGTTACGGATTTACCTTTTTCGTCATGAACAACAGACTCATTGACGACATCATCGATTGCTGCTTCAAGTTCTGGCTGCATAGCCATTTCACGATAACGAGTGATAAGATCGTTTTCGTTTTTAAATGTAGCATCAAGATCCAAGTACGTGCCGAAATACCCACCAGAAGTAACAGTTACTGCACCATCATCTGTAGTTGGTGCAGTAACTGCTGGTTGTAATTGCTCTGTTTGACCAGCACGAACTATTTGGAATCCAAATAGATTAATTCCTGCCATAAGTTAACTCCATGATAAAATAGTAACCCGAATGATCAAACAACGCTTTCGGCAGCTGCTTCCCACCATTGATATGCAAAAGTCACTGAGTATTCTTCGATAGAGTCATTGTTACCCCAGTCGAGATCTATTGGTGCGAGGTCATTTGGGAACATGCCAATAAACTTGTATTGTTTGATAAGTTTGCCTGTTTTGCCATAGTGCTTAACAAAGGCATCTACACCATAAGAAATTGGCGTTGCAGCAGAAGCGGAGCGAGTGTTAAAGCGATGAGAATTAATTCCGTTCATCCAACGCTCGAATGCGTTGCGGACTACGAAATCTTCATCGTTTAGAACGGTTACTGTCCAATCTGCGAATGTGCGGTTGCCAGCAAACTTTACTTCGCGACCGAAGTATTGTACTGGTACTACGCCAACTGTAGATCCTGGGATCTGAGCAGTTTTACAAACGAAACGCAGCTTTCTTGCTGCGTTCCCTGGTAGCGCAAAAAATGGAAAGTTCATCTCGACTTCAAAGAGATTAGCGCGAGCGCCATCAAACTGCATTTGAGAACGAAATTCAGATACATTAAAAGCCATTGTATTCTCCTGACTTTATCCTATTCTATTTATTAGAAGCGTCCAACGATCTCGTCGAAGGCTACGCCACTGCGAACAGCGACAAAGTTCAACTGGATGAAGTTTACACTTCTTGCTGGTTTGATGTAGATATCGCCAACAAACTCGTTGCGGTCAATAACTCCTGCTGTATTGTTTGTTTCGTCACAAACAACGCGGAAGTCAAAGATACCACGACGACCCTGAACATCTCTGAGGAATGGTTCTACAAGTGCCACGAACTGGCTTCTTGTAAACTCATCGTTGAACTCAAAGAGGCTTGAACGAGCAGCTGTAGAAATTGCTTTTTCAAGAACAATAAAGAGGCGACGAACATTGATGCGGTCAAAGGCACTTGGGCGACCCTGTAGAGTCTTGTCTCCGAAGAGAACAGTACCTTCTCCTGGGAAGGAAACGACTGGGTTTACACCTGCCTTGTATAGCGTATCGCGCTCTGATTGAGTTGGGTTAAATGCCAACTTAACAAGATTACGAACCTGACCGCGATTTAGACCAGCTGGCGAGAACCATGGGTCGCGTTGTAGATCTGTACGAACGCAAAGACCAGCAATATCAGCATTGAGTGGAACCCAACGGTAGACATCGTTGTACTTGTCGTACTGATACTTCCAACCTGAATCCATCACACCGTAAGATGTGTCGGTTAGAGCATTGCGGTGGCTGACAACTGCAGACGCAGAGGCTTGTGAGCCAACCACATTTGCGTACGCAGGTGATACGAACGCAACGCAGTCCTTACGACTTGCTGCAACTGTTAGGTATTCGTTTGATACTGTTACTGGATTAATTGCGGAATTTGCTCCAACACCACAGTCACCTGCGAAGAGTAGAGAAATATCAATCTTTTCCTTGTTATCAAACAAATCAACAGCAGCTACCATATCGCTCTGCTTAACAGAACCGTCGGCACCATTTGCTAGCGAGTAGTTAGCAACAGCTGGCTGGTGGAACTTGTCGCCAGAAGCATTTACTGTAGCAACTGTCTGACCCCATGCATTGGTTGCGTTTGCACCAGAGGCATGTCCTAGCCAGTGAATCCACTGTGAGTTACGGTATACAACTTCCTTATAATAGATTGTTGAACCATCATCGCCGCGAGCATCGCTTGCCTTTGATAGATTTGCCCAACGCTCTAGAACTGTATTTGCTGTTCCTGTTAGGAGACCGTCTTCGTCAACTACGATGACATGCACTTCGTCCTTTAGGTTTGCGTTTCCAGTTGTTGCAGCGGCATAGTTTGATGTGTTTGGTGCAGCATCGAAGAATGATGCATATGCCCAGCTCGAGAAGGATGCTTCTTCAGAGCAAACAGAAACTTTAAGAGAATTTCCTAGAGCACCAGGATAACGAGCAGCCCACTGGACTACTGTATTTGATGCCGCATACTGATTGTTGAAGTAATCTTCGTCATTTGCAATCGTTGCATAGTGGCTTGTGTTTGAAACTGCATTGTTTGATGCATTTGCACTAACAGTTGGGTTAATTACACGAACGACGCGAAGGTCGTTGCCGTATGCAAGGAAGTTTGCTGCAGCCATAAAGGAACCTGCAGTATTTGCGTCTGGTGCAAAAAACTTTTGTGCCAAATCAGATTCGCTTGTGACTTGGACAATGGTGTTAGCTGGACCCCAGCGGAATACGCCAACGGTTGCACCAGTTGATGTTCCGACTGCAGGTACGGATGTTGTAAGATCAATTTCAGAAGTGTTAACTCCTGGAGAAACTAAAAATGCCATGGGTTTACTCCTGTCTGGGAGAATAGAAATTCTACGGTTTATTTAGTAAATCGGGGTTTTTAATGCTCGACCACTTTCCATGCTGAACCACCAGACACAAAATCAAACTCTCTTCCATCTACATCAATATGCCCAGCTAACGGCATAGGCAACGCATCTTCTTCAATCTGTCTCATTTGTTCTTGGTATAAACGCTCTTTAAGATTTGTGTTCGTTAAATCTGCAAAAAATGACTGATTTGTTGCCCAAGAAAAAAGTACAAGGCACATTACTAGGTCGTCATGACTACCATCATCAGCCTCGAAACTGGTTCCTTTAGCAATAAAGGTTGACAATTCTGCAATAATATCAAAGTCTTCAATGATTAATTTTTGTTGTTCGATGAGGTTTTTAACAATTGAGCACCCTAGTCTCTTTACAGACTTTGTTGTTCGAATTCCACGATTAGATTTGTTTCCATATCCCCATGTTAAGGCAATCTTAGATTTAATATCTACGGTGGATAAAATATTTTCGTATTCATAGTCTTCAAACAAACTATCTACAACTTGTTGCCCGTTGTCGTTTATTTCTACTAACGCATAGGCTTGATTGTAATAGTCACCCATCTTCTTGAGAATTGATGGATAAACTAGTGGGCTGATATTATTGTCTTTATAAGTTGCAACGACTCTATATGGAATAGCGCAGTCTATTACCACACAGGCTGAGTAGTCTAAACCCTTGCCTCTAGAGGTATCTGCAACTATGATGTAGTTGTGACCTTCTAGTGGTTGGTTATAGATCTTAATGCCGTTCTCAGAAGTATGCAATGGCTTGACAAATGCAAGGGACTTTAAGGCTGCGGCGGAGAGTAAGGTTCCAGCCGATCCCATAAACTCGCATTCCATTTCTTGTAAAAACTTTTCCTCGCCAAGGATGCGTCTTTGGTCATCTGCCCATGCTTGATCGCGCCCTGGAACCTGTCGCCAGTTGGCTTCAATATGCTTAAAGCCATTTTGACCTTCAACTGCTTCCGTCCACATACGATAATAATGGTTCATACCATTTGGCGTGGAAGAAATTAGGATCTTCGACTGTGTACCAGAAGAGATGGTTGGGTATACAGAGGTGAAAAACTCATCAGCAATGTTACTTGGAACGAATGCGAACTCGTCAAGATATAGTAACGAGATAGAGTAACCACGAATCGCGCTAGAAGCGGTAGATGTAGCCATCACGCGACAATTGTTTTCTAGTTCAATATCACCCTTGTTCCAGGTGCGAACACCTTGTTGCAGCCATAGCGGTAAAGCCTCATATGCAATTTTAATGCGATTAAGAATTTCGCGAGCTGTTGGTGCTTTGTTGGCTAGAATGGCTACGAACTTATCTTCGTTAAACAAAATATACCAAAGAATATAGCCAACGACCATCGTAGTCTTACCGACCTGACGACCTGCCTTTACTATAACACGGCGATTGTCGTTAATGTCTTTGACAGCTTGGCGCTGGAATGGATATAAAGATATCTGAACGAAACCTTTATCAAGAGTAATAATCTTTACATAGTTTTCGATAAAGTAGATTGGATCTTTTGCGCATTTAACATACTCACGGACTTGTTCTTCCGTGAGTTGCATTGGCATATTCACACGCTTTAAGTGTGGGTTCCCAAGGTAATGCTTTAACTTAAGACTCATTTTTTATTTGCTTTAATAGATCTGCTGTAGAACCAACGAACACGGCTTTGTCAACAGTGATATTCGTAGGACCAGCTGGTTCTTTTGGTTGCAATTCTTGTTGTTGCCTCTGAAGAATCATGAGTTTCTCTGTGACATCAGAGAGATTCTTGATCATGTTGGCTGCTACTTCATACGCTCTTGGGTGCTGCGATTCTCTCGCCACTTCAAGAATACCGTCCAAAGCCTCGTTACCCTTTTCGATAAGGTTGTAATAATTAGAACGAGAATAGTCAGCGTCAGGATTATCAGCTGATCTGTCTGACTCATGAATAGTAACACTTTTGTTTTCCTCCTTTACTGCAGGAATATAATCAGTGTTAAGTATTTCGGCTAGATTTTTATCTACTTCACTCATAAATTATGTAATGTTTGGATATTCTTCAATTGTTTCAGTAAAGCCGAAGTCGCTATTAGCGTTTGCGTTAGATGGGTCTGGTGTTACTGTCAAGTTGACCAACTGATTATCATTAATATCAAATGTATTTATTGTATATGCAGTATTAGTGACTGCGCCTGTTAATTTTTTGCCAATAAACAAAGCGCCAGCAACATCGGTAACAATTATTTGATTTGCTCTATTATCCCAAGCCTTAACAAACCCAGAGGCATTAGCAGCATTGATAGTTTTTCCTTCAAACACCAGCTCGCCTATTTTGTAATCACCAGAACCAGAACTCAGATTAATCTTTCTTTCACCTGTTTCGATATAAGTGCTGTCATAAGTATTTGCTGTGACCTTGCGAATAATCTTGGTGTTGCCATTAATCGGTCCATAAAGATACGCTTTGACTGTAAATGTCAGCGTCCACACTAGTGTTCTTAATTGTTCTGATGTACCAACATCATCAGACACAGAATAATCAACAGACTCAAGTATAATTGGAACATCGACATTATTACCAACATCAGCAAGGTCAACTGTTAGTGTATAGTCTGGTGTGAAGTATGGAAGAATTTGCTCTATGAGTTGCGTGCCATCTTCAGTGTTTCTGACAAATATGTTCAGCTGAAAGTTATAGTTGTATGGTGCAATTTGAGCAGATTTAATTGTCGTGTTTGAGTTTGGACTAAATTCTTGAGAAAATAAACTTCTTTTGCGCAACGGGTCGTATGTGATTGATGTGAGTTCAAACGACATGCGTGGTAATGTAATCTGAGTTCTTTGGTCTAGCCCAGGATCTTGCTGTAAACGCTGGTAAAACTTTTCTTTAGCCATATATGACAAAGGAACAGTGATTCGTTCGATCTCTGTTGTTCCTGCTTTATCGTATCTGACTAAACGAATGTTGTTGAACATCGTGCCGAATGCTACGACCAGTTTTCTTGTAATTCTGTGATAGAAATGCTGTCTAGAAAGCATTATTCGTTACTCGTTCCAAATGGATTTAATTCTGTCCAATCAAGAACATTATCAGCCTCGTTTTCAATCTCAACATTGTCATCGAAGCCGTCGTTAGCATCTTCCATAGTGTCAACAGTTCCCATTGACCACGAAGCACCTGAAGTGACACCAACGATCGCAACATTATTGGTAAACTCACCTTTGATGTTTCGAAGTTTCAAAATGCGATTTGGTTTGTTCCAATCAGCAACATATGCTCTTGCGGTAGAAGCAGCCAATGACGCGCCTTGATAGACAATTTCCATATCGTCATAAGTGCCAGTGCCACCAGCATTCATTGTGTAGTCCAATGCAAATGCTTCAAGATTTCCAATGTTATCAATCTCTTCAACGCCAGTTTTTATCAACTCGCCGTTGTATCTGAATGTTTCTATTGTAAGCCCATACATATACGGTGCTTGTTTTCCTGCTTGGAAGAAGTTCTTTTCTTCCTCAACCTGTTTTATCTCTAACAATTTTTGTTGAACAGGAAGATAGATTAGATCGCCTTCTTTTGGCGTGTTGCGAATTGTTGTAGAGATTGCACGCTCAAAGGTTCTTCGTGCAACAGCAACCTTTGCTGTCTTTTGAATTTCTAAACCAAACTTCGCAAAAAATTCCTGATTACCCTCAAACTCATTGAAAGTCTCAAGGTACATATCTATTTTATATGCAGCGTTAAAGTATTTAACTGGATCATCGCCAAAGATTTCATCTAGCGTTGATTGAGAAGATCTAGGCAAATAATAGATATCAATACCGTGATTCCTAATCGACTCGATAATGAGATCTTCTACAAGAAACTGTTCTCTTGTAGCGCCTTGATTGTTGAAGTACACACTTACTGGCATAAGATTATCCCACAATCATCTGTGGTGGAAGCTCGTATTCTTCTCGTAACTTGGTGTGCAACAGTTCAATCTCAGCAACTGCATCGTTGTAGATCTTCTCGCCGTTTACTACAAGACCGCCTGGTAGCGTGTAGTTTGTATATTTGCTTAGATTGTTGCCCCATTGCATCTTGAACAATGCGGTAGTATATGACTTCAACCAAGAATCATTAAAGACTTTAGTGTATACTGCTGGATCAACAATTTGAGTTGCCTGAAAGACAATATAATCGCCAACCGCAAGTCGACCAGCCCAATCCATATACAGATTGATTCGATTTACTTTTTTATTGTATGAGAATGGAATCTCACCAGTAACAATCATATCAAGCATTGCAAGGTGTTCTCTTGCAATCACATAATAAGTGTACGAACTGGATAAAAGGTTATAGAAATCGTTGAGTCTAATCTGATAGTTGATGTCAAAGATGTTAAATCCTTGAGAACTAGAAGAACTAATAGACCCAGAACTAATTGGAAGCAGACGAGTAACCCCAGAGATATTGTCCGACACTTGAATGTAAGTATTAGCAATATCTCCAGAAGTTACTTGGTGAGCCAGATAGATCTCTTCTGTGCCGTCGTAATGGTAATCGCGGAACTTCTGCAATGCATCATCAATGCGATCTTCTAATTGATCGTCATCGACATTGATATCAATTACAGGAAATCCGAGTTTACGGAGACAGTAATCTTTTAGTTGAGATCTAGATGCTGGTGATGCCATTTAAATTATACCTTATTTTGTATTTCTCACAATAGCATCACCAATATCATCTATTTATTATGCCGATGGTGCAGGTGGCTGCTGTGGCATTTGGCTCTGTGCTTGTGCAACAACTTTATTTAGGGTGTCGTTGACAATGCGGTGTGGAAGTTCACGAAGCGCACCCAATACAAGATTTACTTCGTTCACATTCAACTCTAGAGTAATCACAGTTTCAGTTGTAACATTATTCATTATAGTCATCCTCTTTTATTAAACAGTCTCATTATTAGTCGATACAACCCATGGAAGATTGTTTCCAGATGCATCATCAACTGGATTCTTCTTGTCACGGATCTGCTTGTTGATTTGCTCGTTTACATGATCCATATAGCCGCCAACAACAACAGCCTGAATCCAACCAAGAACAATTTCTTCCGTTAAACTATTATAATCTATAAAGTTGTTCGGGTCAAGTTCTGCAGACCTAAATGGTGTTGCACCATTAAATGTGCCCGAATAATTGTCAGCGTCTGTACCCGTCAAAGTCCAGGTTGTTCCAATTACAACATTGCTCAAATTTGCTGCATTTGTCTTTCTTAAACTAATCAATTTCCATGTGTATGTAAGCATTTTTTA